GCAGGTACCAAGGTTGCGTTCGCCCCCTACGGCACCGTCGCCTCAACCAATGTCCAGGCGGCCATCCAGGAGCTGGACGACACCATCACCGCCCTGCCACCCCCCGTTGACCCAACCCCCGCGGGGACGGTGACATGGACGGCACGCACCACGGCGCCAACCGGGTACCTCAAGGCCAACGGCGCAGCCGTCAGCCGCACAACCTACTCCGCATTGTTTGCTGCCATCGGCACCACTTATGGCGTCGGCGATAACAGCACCACGTTCAACTTGCCTGATTTGCGGGGTGAGTTTGCGCGGGGTTGGGACGACGGCCGTGGCATTGACACTGGCCGCGCCATGGGTTCAAGCCAAGCGCAAAACTATCAGAGCCACACTCACTCTGTTAGCGACCCCGGCCACACACACGGCCAGACTGGCGAGTTTATTGTGAACGGCGGAGGCATCCAAGTTAGTGGTCCGGCCGGTCACTATATCGGCGGTGGCGGCTATATCTATAGCAACACCACTGGCATCAGCATTGCTGCCAATGGTGGCACGGAGACGCGCCCCCGCAACATTGCCCTTCTTGTTTGCATCAAGCACTGAGCCATGAACATCTATCACTTCCACCCTGACACCGGCGTTTACCTAAGCTCCGGCCAGGCCGACGAGAGCCCCCTGGAACCTGGCGTGTGGCTGCTGCCGGCCCACTCCACCACTCAGCAACCGCCACAGCCTGGGACTGGTGAGCAAGCGGTCTGGGTTGACAGCGCATGGCAGGTGCAGCCAATCCCTGAACCGACGCCTGAGCCGACGCCTGATCCAGTGCCGCCGCTTGTCCCGATCATCGAGCCAGGCGTCGTGCTCACCACCGAAGAGAAGCTGGCGACCTTTGGGTTGACAGTCGTCGAGCTGAAGGAATTGTTCGGGCTGACCTGATCTGGAGCTCTTGTTACTCTGCAGGTGCGCAGCCGATCAGTGGTGGATCCAGCCTCGATTCTTGCTCTGATCGGCCTGGGTGGATCCGGCGTTGCGGCGCTATGGAAGATCGCCAACGGCCTCGGCAAGTTCGAGGCCAAGACCACGACCATCCTGGGCGCCATGCAGGTGATGCTGCAGGACCACGAGGAACGGCTCAGGGTTATCGAGAGAAAGACCTATGACTGAACGCATCGCTGACTACGTGGCCTTGGCCGTGGCCATTCACGGGGCGGCCGTGGTCTGGGTAAACATGACACCAACACCAAAGGACAACCAGCAGCTGGACAAGTACAGCCGCCTTATCGTGAAGACTTACCGGGTCGTCGAGATCCTGGCTGGTGTCATCTCGAAGAGGGTCAAGCAATGAAGGGCAAGGGCGAGAAGAAGGTGGGCAAGGTGCTCCGCGAGTTCAAGAAGGGTGAGCTCCACAGCGGCAAGGGTGGTCCTGTTGTGAAGAACCCCCGCCAGGCCCTGGCCATCGCCCTGAGCGAGGCCGGCATGTCTCGTCGGCGGAGAGGCTGAGGTGTGCAGCCCAGCGATGATGAATGCAGGTGGCGTCGGCGCAGGGCTTGGTGCTGGGATGACCAACGCCATGGCTGCCATGCGTGACGCCAAGCAAGACATCCAGGCGGGCACACCTGTGAACAGGGATGCCCGCGTCAATGCGATGTATCAGGGCCTGGGGGTCAAGCCGCCTTCATAGAAGGATCGACGTCTGGGTCCCAGAGCTTGATGTCACCGGAGGCGAAGTCGTAGTCGCCGTGGCGAAGGATGCGAGCCAGCCTGGCGTTGAGCAGGGCGTCCTTGAAGGTCATGCCCTCTTTCCGATAGGCCGCCACCACCTTCTCCCACATGTCCGGCAGGGTGCCAGCTTCACCCAAGAGCTTGGCTGCCTTGGCCGGCCCTACACCCTTGATGCCGGGGTAGTTGTCAGTCGAGTCGCCGGTGAGTGACTGCATCATCCAGATCCGGTTGGCCTGGGCAGGATGGATCGTCTCGACATCGTCGCCGGCCAGCAACTGGCAGGGCAGGGTACGCATGTCCTTGTCGATGCTGACGATGATCGGGTCGGGGTAGTAGCCGCCGGTGGCGAGCACACCCATGACGTCGTCAGCCTCGAGGCCGATGCAGGTGCGAGTGGCATAGGACTGCTCGATCCACAGCCGGATGTCACGCAGGCCCAAGGGCTTGCGCTTGCCGATGCGGTTGGCCTTGTACTCGCTGTGGATCTCGTGTCGGAAGGTCGGGTAGTCCGACAGGCACATGACCACTTCCTTGTGGCCGGAGATGTCCCTCCAGTAGGACAGGCGGGAGGAGACGTAATCCTTGACGTCAGCCTGCTCGAGGTGCAGGGTGTTGATCCATTCATCCCAGCGGATGTCGGTCTCGCAGGCGGCACAGGCCGAATAGATCAGCCAGTCAGCATCAATCAGCAGTGTCATGTCAGATAGTCCAGTTCAGGGCGGTGGCAATGGCAGGGAACTTGGCGACAAAGATCGCCTTGCATGATTCGGCGACTCGCCGGTGCTCGAGCTGAGTCTCTGAGCCACAGCGGATCTCGAGATAGTGAATCCAGGAACGCAGCGTGCCGTGCATGTAGATGGTGGTGGGGGTGCAGAGGGGCAGGATCCGCCGTGCCGTCTCCTTGGCCATGCCATTGCGGAGCAGCTCGTCGTACAGGCGCCAGCCCTCAGTGATGACAGCGCCAGTGCGCTCCGCCCAATACGCCTGGCTGACGTCGTCGACAGCGTCGATGCTGTTCTGCCTGTTCATCGGATCCTGGAAACGCTGGGCCGGGCACTCGGAAAGCAGGGTGGCTGCATACCTGGTGCTGTACTCCTGGAAAGAGAACGACCGGTGCCGAATGATCTGGGCAGAGATGTCCCGTTCGGTTTCGATCTTGAGGCACAGGCCCGCCATCTCAAAGGGAGACCAATGCTTGTGCTTGATGAGATAGGCGATCAGTCGTGGGGCAGTGCCGCGGTTGGCCTGGTTGGTTGGGTTGCTGACCCTGGCCATGTCGACGATCAGGCCTTCTGCATCTGGGGTGCAGTGAACAAAGGAGACGGTCATGGGTTGAAGGTGATGTTCCGGTACTGGCTGTGCAGGGCGAGGTCTCGCCTGTCGGTGATGCTGTCCCTGGTGTGGACGATGGCCTTGTCGGGGAGCAGTACCTCGGCCGTGTACCAGCCTTTGCCGCAGGCCTTGCATTTGCGTCGCCTGATCTTGGCCTTTTTCGGAACAGTGCGAGTCATGACGACCCGGTTGACGGGGCAGTCGCAGTGTGGGCAGTTCATCTGTGGTGGCTAGGACCCGAAGTAATGGGACATGGGGACGACCAGTCGCCCTGTCAGCTGGTCGTAGAGGAGCTTGTCGCAGGGGCCTGTCTGCCCGGAGAACCGGTTCTTCAGGACCCGAAGCTGTAGCTCGTTGCGCTCAGCGACGTCGCCTTGCTGGTTGCGCTCAGCGCCAATGACCATGTCACTGAGCTGGGCGATGGCATGGCTGCCTCTGAGCTGGGAGAGGGAGGTCTGGGCCCCCTCCTCATGGCCGCGGCCCTCCGGCCGCTTGAGGTGGGATACCAGGATCAGGCCAATGCCGGTCTGTTCCACCACCTGGCGGAGCTTGGTGCAGGTGACGTCGATGGCTCGCCGTTCGTCAAGGTCCGCCAAGCCACTGATCACGATGGTGAGGTGATCAAGGACGACGAGGTCAGCCTGCTCTGCATCGGCCAGGTACCTGATTTTGTTGATCAGGTGATCGGGATCCATCGATCCGAAATGGTCGTACAGGTAGCAGCGGCCGGAGCCGAACACCCGATCGAAGCCATCACGGAGCTCCTCCTCGCTGGCGAGAGAGGGATCCAGGTGGATGGGCTTGCCGAGCTCGATGCCAACAATGCCCTGCATGGTGCGCTTGACGCTCTCCTCGAGGGCGATGTAGCCCACCCTGAGGCCCTGCCGTAGGAAGTGGTGAGCCACCTCCCGGCAGACGGACGACTTACCCACGCCAGAGCCAGCGCAGATGGTCGTCATCTCACCCTTGCGGAAGCCATGGGTCATGGCATTCAGCTGTGGCCAGGGGTACTGACAGACCGAGGAGGCCCCCGGTTTGATCAGTTCCTCCCACAGCTCGCTGGCATTGACGATGCCGTCAGGCCTGGATGGCGTGGCCTTCCAGAGAAGGTCGCGCAGCTGCTCACCTTCGCCGGCCAGCAGCATGTCATTGGCGTCCTTGCGAGGCAGATGGCCACCTTGCCCAAGGGCAGGACGGTCAGTGCCTCGTTGGCTGCCTTCTCGCCCGGGTCGTCGCTGTCGAAACACAGCACGATCCGCTGGAACTGTGACAGCCAGGGTGCGTTGGCAGCCAGGTACTTCTTGGCTGACTGCGCACCATTGGGCAGGGATACCACTGGGTAGCGGTTGCCCTGCACCTGGCTGACCGACATGGCATCGATCTCACCTTCGGTGACGACAACGAAGGCGCCGCCACTGCCGCCAATCCCTTGGCGCCAGAGGTGCTGACCCCACAGCTGCATGTTGCTGGTGTCGCCCAGCCAGCGGAACCGCTTGTCTGGACTGCGCACATGCTGCGCAACCACCTTGCCTTGCTGGTCCCTGTAGGCAGCGATCTGGACCGGCTGCCCGTTGTGACTGGAACAGCCATAGCCGAACAGCTTGCACGTCTCTTCGAGGATCCCTCGCTTGCCGAGTGGCTTGATGTTGACGAACTCGATCAGTGGTGTGGTGGGTGGTGGCATTGGCTCGATGGGGCGGAGCTTCTCACCCTTGGGTGGTTGCTCTTGGTAGCCACAGCCAAAGCAGGTGGCGTGACCGTCGTCGTATCTGGCCAGGTTGTTCTTGCTGTTGCACTGAGGACAGGCCTCATGCTTCAGGAACTTGGACGGCATGGGCGTACCAGGTGGTGGGGATGTGGCCTTCGCACCAGAGAAAGCCGTGTCGCTCTGCCCACTGCCAGTAGGCCAGGGCGCCAGGTCGACGGGAAAGCTTGGCGTCAGCCCGCATGAAGCAGAACCTGATGTCCTTGTCAGGGTGCGCTGCCTTGACGGCGATCATCTTGCGTCTGTCTTCAGGCGTCAGCAGGCCCTTGGTCTCCACCATCACCCCATTGGGGAGGATGAAGTCAGGGGTGTAGCTGGCGTGGATGACGTAGGGCAGGGCCTGGGTTTCGTAGTCGTAGTCCAGGCCCCGTAGTTCAAGGCCAGCGGCGACGCCAGCCTCAAACATGGATCGGAACTCAGAAGTCCGAGTCGATCTCCGGGATGCTGCTCGAGCTGTCGAACGGCGTGGCTTCAGCGGAGCTGGTCCAGCCGTCGCTTTCCTCGAACCCGAAGCTCTCGGCATTACCACCACCCTCAATCAGGCTGATGATCTGGACAGCCTTGAGCCTGAGGGTAATGCCAGCACCCAGGGCTGCTTGGTAAAAGGGGCAGGCCTCAAAGGACACGCGGCCGACGGTGCCGCCCCACATGCCACGCAGGCTTTCGCGGTCACGGACAGGCTGACCCTTGGCGTCAAACAGGGCAGGCGCTGCAGTCCAGGCACGACCGTCGCGGTCAACACCCTTGGCCTTCATCTTGGGTTTGACCAAGAAGCAAGGCTTGCCGTCCACCTCCTCGAACCCAAAGGGCGGTTGCACCAGCTTCCAGTCCTTCTTGCTTGGGTCCTGTGCCTTGAGCGATGCCTTGTGCCGGAGGAGCAGGTCATCAAGGGCATCGGAGATGACGGACGCATCCGCTGCATCGATCGCAGCTGTCACCTTGTAGACACCCTCAGGGTTGAACTTGGTTTCAGGTTCGATCAGCTTCGGATATTGGAAGCGAGCGATGGGGGTGGTCAGTTTGATCTTGTCGATGAAGGTGTAGTTCATGTTCAGGTGATGAAGTACGTCGCGTTGCGAACGGTGTTGATGTCCAGCCCACCAGAGGCTGGGAGTTTGGGCAGGCCCTGGCGCAGGTCCTCTGGGATCTGAGCCAGGAGCTCCGAGGCTATGGCAGTGAGCCAGTCTTCGGAGTACATGGAGGCAAAGGCGTTGCGAACTGAATCGCGAACCTGCCCCATCTCAGCGGGCGTCGTGGCAAAGCAGTCGTGGATCCCGCCGAGGTTGGTCACCCCATTGGCAAAGGCGTCGATGGTCGACAGTGCCATGTGGCTGGCATCCATGGAGTGGATGACGTTGGGGCTGAGGCCATTGCCCATGCGCATGGCACTCAACCCATTGGGCTGGTGGTTGGAGCGGAAGGTCATCCGCACCGGTGACAGGTGGTGCAGCACGATCTGCACCCCTCTCATGTCCACGTAGGACTGGTTGACCAGCAGCCCTGACGGCGACGTCCACTGAAGGGGGATGTCGTGTTCGCCAGCCAGCTTGCCCAGTCTTTTGAACCAGTGCATGGCGTGCTTGGCAGGGCCGATGATCTTGGCCGTCTCCCGGCTGAGGATGGTGGTCATGTAGTGCATGGCGGCGATGGCGCCACGCTTGAAGCACCACCCGTCGGTGCCGTAGAGCTCGAGCGTCCGCTCGAATGCCCATCGCTGACAGTGCTGGAAGATCGCCTGCCTGGTGGCAGAGTACGGCGTGGTCATGACCACTGCCTTGGTCAGCGACCTGTCGGGCTGCAACTCCAGCCATGACTTGGCGTGCATCCGATCGGCTTGATCGCCGTTCATCGCATCGCCACGCACCCGGTCAAGGACAGCAGCAAGGACACGGGAGTAGATGTCCTGCGGCTTCTCGCTTGGCATCAGGTTCACCAGCTCAGCCATGTGCTCGTTGCGGAGCAGGGCCGAATAGTGCTGGATGCCAGAGCAGGTGCAGTCCAGAACGACAGGCAGCTGACACACGAAGTGGTGCCGATGCGTGACGTACTGGTAGGCGGCACGACAAAAGGCAAGGAACTGCCAGGGGTCGTCGGCCTTGGCCCAGAACTCCGCATGCTGCCAAGGGTCCATGCCTGATCGGCAGATGGCCTCCTTGTTCTGGTGAGCCCAAGCAAGGCGGGCCGACCAGCTGAGCTTGCCATGACCGTAGAGGTTGGCGCCATGCACCCACAGCCATTCGGCCTGGTGCTCATCGGTG